CTGAGCGACGTTCGGATCGGTCGGCACTTCCAGATCAACGTCAGTTCTTACGTTGGCCACGACTGTGTTATCGGCGACTTCGTGACGCTCGCTCCACGGGTCTCGGTCAACGGGAACGTCGTGATCGAGGACGACGTCTACATCGGCACCGGCGCCATTATCCGTAACGGAACCACAGAGCGGCCCATTACGATCGGACGGGGCGCGTTCATCGCTATGGGCGCTCTGGTTTCGAAGGACGTGGCGCCTGGGGCCAGGGTGATGCCGCGTTGGCCTAGGCCGACAAGTTCGCCTCATCCTTGAGCACCGCCGTGCTCCCGACCACGCCGGCAGTCGTGCAGATCTTGCCGGGTGACGCCCCTGCTGACGGATCGGAGAAGACAATACGGTCACCTTTGGCGACGGTGAGACCGGTCAGCGTCGCCGCCGAAGTCGCTCTATAGGTGGTGATGAGTTCGCCTGAGCCGTTCATGTCATGGCCAACCGGGACGGCCCTCTGCCCGAAGATCTTGTTCGTCACACCTGCACCGAACAGTATCTTGCCGTCGATCAGACCGATGGGCCCATCGGGCGTATCCGTCCCGGCCACAAGGGCAAAGCGCCCTGCTCCATGCGCGTGGATCGTCGGCCGGTTCCGGAAGATCACGCCCGTGGCACCAGCGGTTTCTTCAGTGTCCTGGATCAGCCGGATGCAGTGACCACAGGTCTCGTCACCCAAGAGCGCACCGAAGTGCCCGCCATCGAAGACCGCCCCCTCAGAGTCGCCGACCTGCACATCCGGGAACGGCAGGCCGGTGCCTGCATCGTCTGGGCCCTGGCTGCCGTATTCGTCGGCCTCCGTGTCGATGTACTGGACCCCGACGCAACCATCTTCCTGAAGCGTGTTCTGGCGCCACGAGTGCGTGTACCGGCCGCCGATGAACTTCGTGTTCCGGGAGGCACTTGAACGCCTCGCCACGAGAAAGCCGGCCATCTCGCACTTCACGAAGGACCCGCCGTCGAGGTTCGTGGTGTTGATCCCGAAGGCGGCACCTCCCTCAGCGTCCGTGCGGCCGGTACAGTGCTCGAAAGTCACGTCGGTCGGGTAAAGCGCCGTGCCGCGAAGCGAGTCGTAGGCATAGTTGTCGATCGCGGCTTGCACGTTATCCGCCTTTGAGTCCGCGCGGATGCCCTCGCCAGTTCCAGCATTCAGGACGTGACATTCGCTGAACTTGTTGCCGCGCAGAGCTCGGACAAAATCTTCCTGCCGCGCAAATTCATAGCCGAGATCGCCAGCGTGGTGGACGAAGCCAGACTCGGTTGTCCCGTGAACCATCACCCGCTCGACCCGCATGCCGTGGCAGCCAGACAGCCGGACGCCGAAGGAGCCGCTGTCCGTCACGCCTGGCTGGATGGGACGCGAGAGTTCCTCGACGAGGATATCGAAGAAGTGGTTGTCGTGCGGGTGGGTCGTAAAGGCGTAGCCGGCCAGGAAGTTGATCCGATTGCTGGCCATCTGCGCTGGGTCGGAGAAGAAGGCTTGGCTCCCGTCGGGCTTGCGGCCGCGGACGGACCAGTCGCTGCCGATCCCCATCGTCAGCTTGTCGCTGGCGAGCACCCGTATGCGTCCAATGCTGCAGCCGGAGATGTTGCCGCCGAGCTGGATAGCGGCTGCGCCGCCCGCGGAGATGGGGCCGAGATCCTTGTCTGAAATCAGCGCCAGGTCGCGAAGGACCACCCCGACGACATCATCGAACTCATCCGGGGCGCCGACGGTGGATTCGTTGCCGTAGTCCACTCCGATCAGGACGCATGCGTGGGCAGATGCCGAGGAACCGGGCGTGCCGCTGGACCGGACGTCGATCTTGCCCCCCCGAACGGTGCAATGGCTCATGGGACGGATGCCTGCGACCCGGCCGCCCGCGAGGTTGGGCTGGAGGACGCCTCCGGCAAGATCGAGGTCGACGAATGGCCGTACGGCCGTTTCATCCTCGGTCGTCGTGGTCGCGCCGGGCTTGAGGCGGAGGATGCCTCCTTGGAAGGTCGAGTTGTTGCTGACCGCCTCGATGGCCGCAGCCAGCTTCAGTGTGTCGTCGGTTGAGCCGTCACTCTTGATCCCGAAGAATTCGCCATGGTTCAGGTAGGGGAGGGCGTCCCCCAGCGTCGTGACGATTGATGGAAAACTAGGTAGAGACGCGCCGACCATCTGGGCACCGGTCCCAGAGGCGAGGTCGGCAGTGTCGACCTTGTTCAGGATAGACGGAGCGTCCGGCGCGCCAGAGGCGAGGTCCTGGATCTGCTGCAGAGCATTCTCGACGGCCTCGCGATCAGCCGCGACCGCCGCAGCGTCGGGCCCTGTGACCTCCTCCACCTTGCGCTGCACCAGCGGGGCGATCAGAGCGGCTCCAGAGACGGTCACGACAGCCCGCCGATTGACGACTTCGATCCGACGGTCAGCCATTCTGGGTCGCTCCGGGCTGGATGGTGAAGGAGCCTTCCATCATGCGGGTCTTCTCAAGTCCACCGCCAGTGATGTGAAGATCGTAGGCGAGGATGACCGGCTTTCCGGCGCCTGAGGCGTTCAGGAGGAGGCCCTCGATGGTGGTCTCGTTGATCCTGATCTGGACCGTCGAGACTGTCTCTCCGTCGACCTCGATCACGCTGACACTGATGCCTTGGGCGTTGGAGGCGGCGTTTGCCAAGGCAATCAGCGGATCGCCCGGCGCATCCGGGCGCAGCCGGACGTGCATCGCAAACGTCGCGGCCGAGAAGTCGAAGCCGGCGAAGTCCGTCTGGTCGACGAACACGCTCCATCGCTGGGCGACGAGGTCGACCCGGGCGGGTGTGATCATGGCTGTCTCGTTGGTCTGGCCGCCTAGACGGCGACGTACTGCAGTTCGTAAGGGGGAGCGGTGACCCCGGCTGGCGCACTCGCGCTCAAGGTCAAATCGCCGAGCTCCGACACCACGACGTGCGCGTCGTCGATGCAGAGCCCATCGTCATTGGCGACGACGAACAGGCTCTCGCCGGCCGCCACGTTGAGGGCCAACATCCCAGGCGGCGCAATGATGGTTCGGAGGATCGCGCCGCTCGCATCGTCGACGACGAGGGTTCGCTCCGTCACCGCTTCTCCTCCCGAACGCTGAGGAGCATCGAGGACACTTCCTGTGTCGCCGCCCCGCCGTTGCTGAGGGCGATCCAGACCTCGTACGTGTAGGAACCCGCGGCCAGGGTCTCGACTACCGACGGCGTCTGCCAGCCCTGCAGCAGGTCGCCGTTAATGGCCGTGAACCACTGGTCGTAGACGTTGCCGTTCGGCGGAACGCGCTTGATCTGGATGTTCGCTGCGATGTCGCCGGCCGCCGGGTGCCAGACGGTCAGGAAGAAGTTGGCCCTGATCTCTAGCCTGCCGCCTGAACTCGTATAGGTGACGGTCCCGACCTTCTTGTAGGTGGTCCCGGTCAGGGTCTGCGCCGCGCTTGTCGCGGACGAGGCGAAGTTCGTCACCGCGTTGGGAGTGATCTGCGCCGTGTCCGCCTCGTCCAGCACCGAGAGGGTGCCCTGATCCACGAAGGTCGACGCTTTCAGACCAGTCAGGATGACGGGATCTAGGACCAACGGGTCAGAGGTGCGGTTTCCCCGGCGGTAGGAGATCGCAGCTTCCCAGCTGCCGGGCGGCAGGCCGCGGATGACCACCTTCTCCACGTCCGGGGCTTCGACCCGGGCGTCGCTCCAGTCGGTCGCGCCTACGGCCCGGTGCTGGATGATGATCTGGTCCGCCAGGCCGTCCGTCATGGCCCCGGTGATGACGATGGCCGGCAGTTCGGAGCCGTCGTCGCCGGTCACCGTCCCCGCCACAGCGGTCCATTCGGTCGCCTCGGGAGCCGGCGGGGTAGGATCCACGGCCGTGAGGCTCGGGCTGTCCGGCGGGCTGGCGCTCTGGCCGAGCGCCCATGCGTGCTTCGCATCCGTCTCCGACCGGCATTCCAAGGTCACGATGGCCGAGGCCGGATCGAATGGCCGGCGCATCAGCACGACCTTTTGGCCGTTCATACCGGTCTCAGCGGCCTCGATGGTGAAGGCGTCCCCCGCCCGCAGGCCCAGCATGTAAGGCTTGGCCGGGATCGACGGCCGCAGGGTCTCGCGGGCGTTGGCGAGGTCATAGGCCGCCAGTTCCGCTGCTTGCTTGGCCTGGCGGACGTAGCGGTAGGAGACCTCGCGGGTGCGCGGCTCGCCCCGGTCTTCGGTGACGTAGGTCTCAGCCGAGACGGCGCCGGCCGGGACCTCCTCCCACTTGTGTGGCTCCGACCGATAGCGGGGGATGATGGTGTTCGGCCGGTCCCGGCGCGAGGCCATGACCCCGATCCGCACCGGGCCGACGATGTCCTCCTGCGTCAGGGTCAGGATCGACGCCCGGGGAGCCTCGGTCATACAGCCGATCATGGCGCCGCGGTTCAGCGGAACGGCCCCGCCGGCCTGCAGCATGGCGGCCAGCACCTGCCACTTGTCGTCAGACGTCGTCCACTCGCCGCTGATCTTCCAGCCGTTCGCGTCGGCGATGTTCGCGCCGTCGACAAAGCTGGCGATGTCGATAGTCGCGTCAGGAGCTCCGACACCGGCCAGCCGCTTTGTCCGGTCGATCGAGCCGTCGGTGTTCAGCTTGAAGTGCCCGCGCGCCCACGCCAGCGCGTGCAGATGCGGGTTCTCCGAATAGGCCCAGGTCGTCCAGTCGTCGCGGCGCTGAGAGCCCGAGCCGCCCGGATAGGTGCTGTCCAGTCGAGGATCCCAGACCAGCATCCCCAGCAAGGTCCAGAGCGGCCGCGGAACCCCGCTCTCGTAGCTGGCCCGCTTGGAGTTGTTCTTCAGGGTCCAGAAGCTGGCGGCGAGGCCCGGCGTCTTGTGGTTCGTCGTCCACTCGCTCATCGAGGGCGAGCCGTCCGCGACGCCCGACGGGGGCTGCAGGGCTGTATCGGTGGGGAGCCCCAGCCGATACGTCATCCACAGCTTGTCCTTGTAGGGCTCGACGCTCGCGGCCAGGCCGGCA